GCAACCAACGCGGCCGAAACTGTTTTCACTACTGCCGAAGCAACCAAGGCAAAAGCCGGCGATATTATTCACATCCGCTCGGCGTGGCCTGGTCTTGATGAGGTTATCGCGCGAGTTAAAGAAGCCTCTGAATCCTCTGTAACGCTCGAAGACATTAATACGTTGAACACCGGCGATTTTGCCGCTGGTGGCGGCGCAGGTAGCTTCCGAGTCATTAAGTCATGGGAGGAAATGTCTCAAATTACTGAAGTGGCTAGCTCAGGTGGTGAACAGCAGAGCATACAGCTTCAGTTCTTATCCGATACAACGCAGCGCAACGTAAACACGTTCAAAACTGCCCGCGTCCAAACATACACAATTGCCCATGATTCAAGCCTTCCGTTTTATGACCTATTGCGACAAGCGGATAGCTCGCAAGACACCTTAGCCGCTTACATGTTTGTGCCGAAGGCAAAAGAGAATCGCTACTGGTCTGCTAAGGCATCCTTTAACGATATTCCTAATACAGCGGTGAACACGGTGGAAACGGTCACGGCAACGCTAAACCTTCAATCTGGTTTGACTGCCTATAAATAGGCTAGCGCTACTGCGCCAGCGAGCGCCGCCGCACCAAAAAAATAACAATGTTTATTTAATGCCAATAGCCCGCACTGACGGGCTATTCCTTCCGATATCCGAAATAATTTAATTCAATAGGAAACAATTTTCATGGCTAAAAAAGTCTGCTTCAACCCTAACCCTACCTTCTCCATTCCAGTGATGATTCCCCGTGCTGGAGATGATGATGGCGAACTGATCATTACATTCAAGAATAAACAACGCGCAGAGCTTGAATCCTTAGAAAAAGCGCTAAGCGAAAAGCTCGCCGTGCAACGTGAAGAGAATAAATTTACCAATGAGCCCACCGCGGATTATTTGATGGAAATTTGCCAAGGCTGGGAACTGCCGGAAGAGTTCAATCGCGATAATGTGATCACCCTTTTGGAAAACTACGCACGCGCGTTTGATTCTATTTCCAGTGCCTACACCCGCGAAATGATGGCGATCCGCGAAAAAAACTAATAGCGCTTGCCGAGGCATTCTATACGCCTGAAATCCCCATAAATAACGCCTTTGGCTTTAGCCCCGATGATTACGATGATGAAATCGTGGAAATCTGGCCGGATATTGCACCCGCCTTTAACGTGTTCATATGCATGGCTACGCAATGGCGAACCGGCATGAATGGCGTTAGCGGCTTGGATTATAACTGCCTGCCGTGGCTTATGAAGGTGAACGGCGTAGAGGACGAGGCAAGCGCGTTGAGTGATCTTAGAGTTATGGAAGCCGCCGCACTTCGGATGCTTCATAAAAACACCTGATTTAGCCCTGAAGAAACCAGACAAAAAACAATAAGGCCTCACTTCGGTGAGGTTTTTTATATGCATTTCCTGCGCATTCGCGTGCGCATATCCCAATGAGAGCTTTCCGTAGTGTGAGTCTGAGATAGGGCGGTGGATTTCATCGTTCCGCTCTCGGCCGCCCATATCTACGCGAACAGGCTTGCACCACAGAAAGGTAAATACGATGAGCAATGTTATCCCTTTAAATTATGACGGTCTCAGCATTCGCTTCAATGATGAGGGCTGGATTAACGCTACTGATGTGGCGGAAAAATTTAATAAAGAGCCAACCGCATGGCTTAGGCAGATCGACGCACTTGAATACATGTCTGCATTGAGTAAGAAGTTATTTGGTAAATCTGGCTTTCTGACAGAAATTAATGAAATCAGAGGGTTAGATACATCTTCTGCTTCGGCAAGGGCAAAGGTTCTGAGGCTAGTAAAGAGTAGTGGCCTAGTAAGTACCAAGACTGGACCTCAGGGTGGAACATGGATTCATCCAAAGTTAGCGATACGGTTCGCACGGTGGCTTTCAGTAGATTTTGAAATTTGGTGTGACGAGCAAATTGACTTAATCATTCGTGGGCAGGTAATTAGCTACACCGACAAGCAAATTATTGAACTCCTTACCCATCAAGAGGCAACTACATGGGAGAAGAGGTTTAAAGCTCCATTCTATTCAGCACTATCCAAATTAACGCGGCTTCCATATAACGGTCACATTGGCGGATGCCCTGCATTATTTGGGAAAATTACCGCTGATTGGGTGTATGGGGTAGCGCTCCCAGATGTTGTTTACGACTCTGTGAAAGGTAAAACAAACGGCCGAGAGAAAATTCACCAATTCCTTAAGCCTGAATTATTGGCCGCAGTAGAGTATCAACTGATGTCGGTGACGGCTCTTGCAAGTGGCTGTGTAGACTACAAAGATTTTGAGGCCAGATGTACCGCAGCATATGGGGTGAAAGGGCAACTTAAGCTTATTTATCCATCGTCAGCGGCATGACTCATTTAAATCTAAAAATCCAAGATGGAACGCTAATTTCACCATGGCGCTTAACCTGTTTACAAAATTAACAAGGCCTCACCTAAGTGAGGTCTTTTTTATAGGATAAATAAATTGTGAGGGCTATATGGCCGATGAAATTGGCAAGATTTCACTAGTAGCAGATACCAGTAGCCTAGAACGTGCTACCAACGAATTAGATAAATTCGCAGTTTCCGGCAATAAAGCTGCAACGGCAGCTGATAGCCTGAATGATTCAAACGCGCAAACATCAGCAAAAGTAAAAGATGTGAACGCCGCGTTTGCAGCCGGTGCCGCAGTGAGAGAGCAAACCCGCCGATCTTACGAAGGAACAACGAAAGAGCTTCAAGGTTTACAGCGCGAGTTAGTCGCTATTCGTGGGCGGGTTGATCCGGTAGGCGTGGCATTCGACAACTTGGCGGCAATGTCAGACAAACTACGCGAAGGCCTCCGCCAAGGGCTTATCGATCCGGCTGATTATGCGGCCAGTGTGAAGGGGATCGATAACCTTACTAATTCTTTAGAGCGATCAGTTTATGAGAGCTCAGCCGCAGGGAAAGCCGCCAAAGAAGCCGCGCAGGCTGATAAGCTAGCTACCGTAGCCAAAGAGTCGTTTATTAGCCGGTTGCGGGAGCAGGCAGAAACTCAGGGTAAAACTAACTCAGAGATTTTAGCCTATAAAGCCGCTCAATTAGGTGCCACCCAAGAAGCCGCACCATTCATTGCAAGCCTTAAGCAGCAAGAAAACGCTTGGAAGAGCAGCACCATCTCGGCAGGCCAATACCGCCAAGCAATGCGCCAACTCCCTATGCAGATAACCGACGTTGTAACGTCTCTCGCATCTGGTATGCCTATCTATATGATAGCTATACAGCAGGGGGGGCAGATTAAAGACTCTTTCGGAGGGATCGGTAACGCAGCAAAGGCTTTAGCTTCTCAACTAACCCCAATGCGGTTATTAGTCGGAGGGATCACTACAGCAGCCATAGCGCTTAGTGTTGCTTACTATCAAGGAGCCCAAGAAAGCACAGAGTTTAACAAACAGCTGATCCTAACTGGCAATTACGCTGGCGTAACTACTGACCGCCTTAATGAAATGGCTAAAACCATAGCCAAATCAGGTGGAACGCAGGGCGCAGCAGCGGCGGCACTGGCTAAGGTTGCTGGCACTGGCGCTTTTGGCGCTAACCAGCTGGAAAGCGTTACACGCTCGGCGCTGGCTATGGAGAAGGCCACCGGCCAATCAGTAGGCGCCACGATCGAGAACTTCAAGCGGTTGAAGGAAGATCCATTGCGCGCGGCGCAGGATTTAGACAAGCAATTGCACTTCCTGACCGCTACGCAGTTGGAAAGCATCACCAAGCTATCGGAAACGGGGAATGTAACGGCAGCTGCCCGCGTGGCTATGGATGCTTACGCAGACACAATGCAGCAGCGCGAGGCAGATGTTACCGATAGTCTCGGATATTTAGAAACTGGCTGGAATAGCATCAAAAGCATTGCTTCAAGCGCTTGGGATGCGATGCTGGGCGTAGGCCGTGAAGATACTATCGAAGACAAGATCGAACGCTTACAGAAAGCATCCAAGGCGCGCGCGCTAGGTATGGCTGATGTAAATGTGGGCGTAGATACTAGCGCCGAGATTGCTACACTTCAGGAGGAAAAATTTCAACGCGATATAAAAGTCGCCAAGGATAAAGCGGAACAAAACGAACAGGATCGCCAAAAGCGTGAATATAATGCTACCCAAGCATTGAATAAGAAATATGAAACGGCCGAGGAAAAGCACCAGCGCACACTATTGGAGATCCGCAGCGGTTATGCGTCTAAGGAAGCCAAAGACGCAGCAATAAAGCGCGAAAATATAGAATTTGCCGAAGCCCAAGCCCGTAAGACTAAAAAGCCAAAAGCCGCCAAGGCGATCACAGATGATGCCGCTACAAAGGAATTAGCAGCTAGCCAACAGCGGCTAGCTGTTTTACGTGGGCAATCTTCAATCACTGACAAAATGACGCAGCAAGAAAGCCGCTTGCTTGAATTTAATCAGCAGATTGCAGACCTGAAAAACAAATCCATTCTAACCGCCGATCAAAAGTCTTTGCTTTCGCGTGAAAGCGAAATCCGCGCAAGCCTTCAGCTTGAAGCAAATATCGCCAAGGAGAACGCGCAGCGCGATAAAGCCGTAAAGGCTATGAAGACGATGAGCGATTACGCTAAAGAGATTGAAGAGCGTAATAAGCAAGCGGAGAAGAGTTTCGGGAAAACCACGAAGGGAACGCAGCGTGAAGCGCAAGAATCGCAGCTAAATAAGACCTACAACAAATCACTAGAGGGTATTACCGATGCGGCTCAGTTAGCAAAAATCACAGCCGAATATAACAAAGCCAAAGAGGAACTATATAAGGGATTTAGCGAAGCCGATGCTCGCGATCTGGACTTTGTTGGCGGGTTAAATCTCGGTATCGCCCAGTTTGCCGAAAATGCTCTTAATGTATTTCAGTCAACTGCACAGATAGGCCAAACCACAATGCAGGGCCTTTCAGATATGGCGACTGAAATGGCAACGACCGGCAGGGCAAATATTAAGGAGTTTGGAACATCAATCCTTAAGATGATTTTGCAGGTTATAAACCAGATGCTGGTGGCTTACGCGGTTCAGGCGGCGCTTGGATGGGCTGGCATGGGCTCTGGTGGTTCTTCAGGTTCAGTTGGCGGCATTGGTGCAATGGGATTGCCTACTGGATTTGGTGGTTTTGATAAAGGTGGATATACAGGCGATGGTGGAAAGCATGAGCCTAAAGGCATTGTCCATGGTGGTGAATTTGTTTTCACCAAGGAATCAACGAGCCGGATCGGTACGGATAATCTTTACGCGCTGATGCGCGGCTATGCAAATGGTGGGTTAGTTGGCTCTCAGTCAATGAGTCGAGCCCCAATGTTTGGCTTAACTGGCGGCTCTGGTGCTGGTGGCGTTGCCGTTGATTTAAGTGGTATGAATATTGTCGTTCAAGGTCAGCAACAGCAACAGAATGGTAGCCCGCAGCAAAATCAGGCTATTAGCCAAGCAGCAAAAAATGAAGTGATAGCGATAGTCTCTCAGCAACTAGATAGGGCTTTGGGTCAGTCTGGGCGCATAACAACTGCAATTCAAAACAAGGTAGGGCGATAAACATTTTCTTCTACCTTAAGCCCCTCTGTTATGATGTGACAAATCATTACAGAGGGTAAGTGTGTGGAGTTATTCATTAGTTTCGTACTCATAGGTCTTATTCCTGCATTCATTGCGCAAAGAAAAGGGCGTTCATTTATCATATGGTGGATTTATGGAACTCTGTTGTTCATTGTTGCCTTAATTCACTCCATGCTTATGAAGCCTGATGTTAAAAAAATTGAAACCGATAGCATCAATAATGGAATGAAAAAGTGTCCATTTTGTGCAGAATTAATTAAGGGTGAGGCTGTTAAATGCAAACATTGCGGCAGTGATGTTCCATTGGTTGTTGAGCATGGGGTTCTTGAAAAAAACGATGTCAGCATTTTGGAACGAGAATTTTCGGCAGAAGATGTATGGGCAGGAAAGGATTTCAATAAAAACACAATTTCTGAAATAGCTGCATTGGCTATGAGTGGTTCAGGGATGGAAGATCCATTAGTGATTTCAAAACTAGAGCAAGTGAAAAATTTCACTAATAAGAAACAATATGCATTATTTATTGACTTTATCAATAAGGATATGAATGTTTAAATATAGAAAAATAAAACATTAATAAATAATTAATTTGCTATCTAAATATTGGTATTGGGTTAGGCAATACCAATATATTACCTTTGGTTATTATTTATATTTTTATTTATCATCGCGATATCACCTGATAATATAAATTGATTTTTTACATTTCAGGATGAAAACATGAAGAGAATATTATTAGCGTCATTACTTTTACCTTTATTGCCAATTAGCGCCCAAGCTGCTGGTGAAAGCACTATTTCTGCTGGATATGCACAAAGCAATGCGAAGCAGGACGATATTGGGTTAGATGAGAATCCAAAAGGTTTTAACTTAAAATATCGGTATGAGATGAATGACAAGATTGGCTTTATTGGCTCATTCACTTACACCACTCAGGATTACGACTTCTATTATGGAAGTCGTAAAGTTGGCTCGGGGACGCTTGACTATTACTCACTTGCTGGTGGCCCTTCATTTCGCTTTAATGAATACATCAGTGCTTATGGATTAATCGGTGCGGCAAAGGGGAAAATTGAAGCATCCGCTTTCGGTCAGTCTGAAAGCCAAAGCAAAACCTCAATGATGTATGGGCTTGGCTTGCAGTTTAATCCAATCCCTAATGTAGCTATCGATGCATCATATGAATACAGCAAGCTTGATGAGGTGAAGGTTAATACCTTCGTTATCGGCGTTGGCTATCGATTCTAATCCATCATAATGACAAAGCCCACATACGTGGGCTTTTATTTACACCACTCCCAACCTTACCTCTGCTACCATATTGTTATATGCACTTTACGAGGATGGGTTATGAGGGTTTTTGGCTTTGTTGTCATGGGTATTGGATTGGCGTGGTTGATTTCCGCGCTATTCATGGATGCTAGCGTAGTGATTGATGGTGGTTATAGGGTTAATAACATAGGGCTATTGGCGGCTAAGCAAAATAATATCATTGTTGGTGGCTTGATAGTCCTTTGTGGACTGTTGCTTGCTATGTTTGGTGAGAGGTTAAAGGCAACTCTAAGCCATGTAAAATGCCCATACTGTTCCGAGCTTGTAAGTACAGAGGCTATCAAATGCAAACACTGTGGTAGCAGCCTTACATCTGTGAAATCTAGTGAGCGCAATGAACAGAGCGAAGTCAAAAGTAGTCGACTTGATGGCGTAAACATGAAGTATCCAATTATCCTAGTATTGGTAGTGTTCTCAGCCATAATTGCATCAATAGCTCTGTACCGAAACTAATAACGGAAAGAACAAAGCCCACTAGGTGGGCTTTTTGTTTTTGAATACATCTACCATAGAGGTGTTATGAAGACTTTTTAGAGCCTGATACATCTGGGTATAAGAAGTTATCTGCTCCATGAGGAAGAATGTAACGTCAGTCATTTCCCTTTCCCATTTCTCAAACTCTTCTGGATTTGATGGTTTTCTTTCTGCTAGGTCTTTGTAGGTTTTCATGAACCTAGAATTATCAACTTGTGATGGTATAGGTGATTTCAAAGCTTCATCAATGATGAATATTAACTCTGTATTCATTGACCTACCATTCTCTTTAGCCCTTTCGGCTATAGCTTCTCTCATTCCTGATGGCAGGCGAATATTGAATCTATCCATCTCTTGGCTTGGAAACTTACTCATTGATACAGACCCTGTGATGCAAATTTTTATCATAGTAGCACCTACTTGACATCATCATAAATAGTGCTAAATTGGTTCTAGCACCAACTTGACACCATTCGATGAGAGGTAATAAATGAGCGACGTAATGTATACAGGGCGTAAAAGCCAAAGTTTTCAACTGCGCTTACCTGAGCGCATGAAAGAAGAAATCCGTCGTATGGCAGAGATGGATGGTATTTCAATTAACTCTGCGATTGTGCAGCGCTTGGCTCGTTGCTTGAGAGAGGAAAGGGCGAATGGTCAGTAAAAATAGCGAAACCCCGCAGTGCGCGAACACGAACGGGGTTTCTAACGTCAGTAATCATTGCGAGAAAACCGACATGAACAGTATACAGAACAAAGAATTAACTTTCCACAATACCAACTTCTCCTACATGGAGATGGCAGGGCAAATCTGGCTGACAGCCGCAGAAGTTGGTGAAGCGCTTGGGTACTCTGATGATAAAGCAATCCACCGTCTTTATCGCAAACATGCAGATGAATTTACAGTGAATATGACAGGGGTGGTTAAAGTGACCACCCCCGGTGGAGTACAGGATTCTCGGGTTTTCTCACTTCGCGGCGCACATCTAATGGGGATGTTTTCACGCACCACTGTTGCCAAAGAGTTCCGCCGCTGGGTGCTGGATATTCTGGATCGCGAAGTGGCGCAGGGGAACGTTAATCCAGCTTTCGATTTTGAGATGCACGCAAGGAATATGACAGTTGCTCGCAAGCATTTTAAGTTTATCTACGAAACATGGTGTCATCGGCTAGACCCAGCACTGAGGGCTATAAACTCGCCTGTAGCGGCTGAGTTGGTTGATCACCTCAAATCTCTGGGTTCATTAACTTACGGAATACACCTTGGACTTGATAGAGCGGAGAAAAGCAAGCTAACTCACTGATTTATGCGGTGACGCATAAAGAAAAACCGCCAGTGTGGAGCTGGCGGCTTACATCAACTAATGATTGGAGTCTTATATGCAACAATCAACATCAACTGCTGTAAATGTAGCAAACTATTTACCTACTGTCGATCCTGATACTTTTCCAGTAATTGAATGGAAGGGAGTTCGGGTGGTCACTACTGAGACACTGGCTGCTGGCTACGGTACAGATGAAGTAAATATCCGTAATAACCTATCTAGAAACCTCGATCGCTTCGAAGATGGTAAACATTATTTCCTTTTGACTGGCTCAGAGTTGAAGGAATTCAAGAACAGAGTAACTGATGGTTACTCTGTTGGTAAGCGAGCTAGGTCAATCACGCTGTGGACAGAGAAGGGCGCGGCGCGTATGTCAAAAATTGTCGATACGGATGAAGCGTGGTACTTCTTTGAGCGCTTGGAGGATTCGTATTTTAGACCAGCGCCAATATCAGGCATTCCACTTACTTATGAGGAAGCTCTGGAAGATTTGCTAGCAAAGGTGAAAGAGAATCGCATTATCACTGAGCAGCGTGATCGCGCTGTAAAAGAAAAGCGCTGGATTTCTGAGAAACGTGAAGTTACTGCAATGACTACGGCATCTATTGCAGTCCGTGAGAGGAATAATCTCGCGGAGAGACTTGGTGAAGGTAAGAATTATGCGGCAATCATCCCAGTAGAGAAGAAACTGGGTAAGAAGTTCAAATGGCAGCCACTTCGTAAGTGGTGTCGAGAGAATGAGGTAATACCGCATGAGGTAGAGGATCCGAGATTTGGAACAGTTAAGTCGTGGCCTAGAGCAGCTTGGTTAGCTGTGTACGATGTCGATTTACGCAAGATTTTTTAATCGGCGGAAAAGTCCGCCAATCGGCCGAAGTTTCGGCCAATAAAGAATTTAACCTGCTTCGGCGGGTTTTTTGTTGCTAGGAGAAAATGAAATGGCTATCGAAACATTTACATGGCGAACTCAGGGGCAGCCAGAGGGGTCATTTAACCAGCGCGTTAGGGTTGCAAAGTTCGGCGATGGTTACGAGCAGGTAGCCGCGGATGGCATCAATCCAGAGCAACAAACGTGGTCATTAAGCTTTAACGGGATAGAGAAAGAGATGATCCCGATACTTTCCTTTCTTAGGCGGCACGTTATCAAGTCTTTTATTTGGACTCCGCCATATGGTGAGCGGGGGCTTTACCGCATCGCTAGCGATTCAATCAAGGCTACACCGATTGGCGGTAAAACAATGACTGTATCAGCAACGTTCGAACAGGCATACGCGCCGTAAGGTGCATCATATAAATTAATCAGGCTGCCTTCTGGCGGCCTTTTTTATGGAGTAAATATGGGTATTGCTAATGACGTACAGAAACTTGAACCGGGCAACCGAATTAGATTGATTGAGGTCGATGGCGACGAATTTGGCGCGGGTATTTTGCGTTTTCATAACGATAACATCCCACATACGCCAGCTGAGATTGCGGCGGCTGGTGGTGACGAGTCTAAATTAAAAGCCAAATCCATATGGTGGCAAGGTAAAGAGTATGGTGCGTGGCCATGTGAACTCACAGGACTCTCATATTCAACCGATGGCAGCGCAGCAGAGCCAAAACTCACGGTAGCCAACATCGACGGTACCATTGGATCCATGTGTCTTGCTTATCAAGATATGGTTAAAGCAAAAGTAACCGTTCACGAAACGTTTAAACATTACTTAGATGCGCGAAATTTTCCAAATGGAAATCCAGAGGCCGATCCCGAGCAGGAATTCACGCAGGTTTTTTTCATAGATAGCCGCAGTGGCGAAAATGATGAAATGGTAGAGTTCACGCTAAGCAGCCCGATCGACTTGCAAGGTCTGCGCATTCCAACACGACAAATCCACTCTATTTGCCAGTGGTCAATGAATAATGAATACCGTACCGGTATTGGGTGCTCATACGCAGGACAGAATGGCGCATTCACTATGGATGACAAGCCAACGGATGACCCGAGCAAAGACGCGTGTCCAGGGCTTTTGTCATCGTGTAAATTGCGCTTTGGGGAAAATAACGAATTGGATTTCGGTGGTTTCCCTGGCAGTTCCTTGATACGGAGATAGCTAGATGCAAGAGAAAATGGTAGCCGCAATCATGGCCCACGCCCAGCAATCCTACCCGTTAGAGTGTTGTGGTGTGGTTGCTCAGAAATCCCGCGTAGAACGTTATTTCCCTTGCCGTAATATCCTCCTGCCGAATGAGAACAAAAAAGAAGGGCCAGAATACGGTTTTATTCTGTCGCCGGAGGACTACGCAACGGCGGAAGACTGGGGAACGGTCACTGCTATTGTGCATAGCCACCCTGATGCCACTACTCAGCCCTCTGAGCGCGATAAAAACCTGTGCGATGAAACCAACCTACCTTGGGTTATCGCATCATGGCCGGAAGGGGACGTAAGAACAATTTACCCGCGCGGCGACAGGCCATTAATTGGACGTCAATTTGACCTTGGTCACGCTGATTGCTGGTCACTGATTCGCGACTATTTCCGCATGAAGCATGGGATTGAACTGCCCAATTACAGTGTTGAATATCCATGGTGGGAAGACGGGTACGAAGAAAACTTTTATCAAGATTGCTGGTATGAATGCGGCTTTCGTGAGTTTGAAGGCCCTGCGCGCGAAGGCGATATGATCATGATGCAAGTGCAATCCAATAAATGGAGCCACGCTGGGATACTGGTTGAGGATGGAATGTTATTACACCATATGTATGGGCAGCTTAGCCAAAGAGTTCCGTACGGCGGCTATTGGGTCGAACGCACGATGAAAATCGTTAGATATAAGGATTTGATGTGATGAGCGAATTAGATGAAGAATTAAAAACCATTCGGCTCTACGGTGTTTTGGGTAGCACGTTTGGTCGATCGCATCGGCTTGCGGTCAAAACACCGAAAGAAGCGGTAAAAGCGCTATCAGTCATTATCCCAGGCTTTGAGTCCTTCATGAATTCCTCCGCCCAACGTGGCTTGGAATACGCCATCTTTAAAGGAAAGAAGAATATAGGTGAAGGTGAGCTGTCCGATAATTCAGGAAGCCTAGAAATACGCATAGCTCCAATAATCACAGGGAGTAAGCGCGGAGGTGTATTTCAGACTATTCTTGGTGTGGCTTTAATTGCTGGTGCTATTGCATTAGGGCCCGTGGGCTTTGGTGTGATAGGTGCCACTGCGGCATGGAATACGGCACTAATTGGTGCGTCTATGGCTATCGGTGGTGTCATGCAGTTGATCGCTCCACAGCCTACCGGTTTATCAATGAGGGAAAGCCCTGATAACAAGCCATCGTATGCTTTTGGTGGCCCTGTGAATACCACGACACAAGGCAATCCGGTTGGTGTTCTTTATACGCAGGACAATAACCGTGAAATCGGTGGTGCGATAATTTCAGCGGGTATTTACGCAGAAGATCAGCAATAGCGTTAAAAGAATCAAATAGGCTGCCTACGGGCGGCCTTTTTTTATGCGAGGAATTATGCAATTAATCCAAGGTAACAAAGGCGGAGGCGGTAGTGGTCGCCAGCCTTCAGAATCACCAGACAGCCTACAGTCAGTTGCCCGCGCAAAGATTCTTTTAGCGCTTGCGGAGGGCGAGCTGGGCGGTACGTTGGACGGTAAGCATATCTATCTGGATGGAACGCCAATTATAAACGCAGACGGAAGCAATAATTTTCCGGGCGTTACATGGGAATACCGGCCAGGTACGCAGGCGCAGACCTATATCAAAGGGATCCCAAGTGTAGAAAATGAAATCACGATTAACACCGAATTAAAACAGTCTCAGCCGTGGATACGCGCTATCAATAATACGCAGCTATCAGCCGTGCGCATTCGCCTTGGTTTTCCCGCGCTACAACAGCAAAAAGATAACGGTGATTTGATAGGTTATCGCGTGGAATATGAAATCGATTTGGCGACAGATGGCGGAGCCTATGAAACCGTTTTGAAAACTGCGGTAGATGGCAAAACGACGACGCTTTACGAGCGCAGCCATCGTATTAATCTACCTGCGGCTAATACCGGATGGCAAGTGCGCATTCG